TCTGCCCGCTTGGATCTGACTTTCAGCAACATTCCCGACGCTCATGCCAAAGCGATTCTGGATAACTACGAAGACGTTACGGTCGCAAACGACTGGGTGACTTTTACCACCGACAACGTGGCTGTTGGAGCCAAAAGTAATTTGCACCGGTACATCCGCGAAGTCGGGGGCAGCGGTTTGCACTGGCGCTATGCCGAACCACCCCAAGTCGAAAGTGTGCGTCCCGGACTTAGCACCGTGTCAGTCAGCTTTGTCGGAGAGTTGGATGGTGTTTAGAATGGCCTAAACGCTCGGTGAAATTGTGCCTTACTACAGCGGTCGTGATGGTGCACTTCGAGTTGGCACCACGACAATCGGACGTGTACAGAACTGGTCGATCAACGCGACCGTCGATGTCCTGGAAACCACGGACCTAGGTGACAACGCTCGGACCTATACCCCCGGCATCAAATCCGCCACTGGTTCCGCCACTTTCTTCTACCACACCGATACGCCTTCGACTTTGCTGGCACCGGTAATTCAAACTGGTGATGTGGTTGACAGTGATGATGTGTCGATAGATCTTCGTTGGGGCACCGGTGACAACTTGCGTCGCATCCAAGCCACCGTTCTGATCAACAGCGCAGAAATCAGCGTACAAACCGGCGAAGTGATGTCTGCGACGATCAACTTTACGATGACCGGCGATTACAGTGCCCTCACTCTGACCTAAATCATGGCTGTATTTTTAGGTGCGAACGGGCAAGTTGAGCTGCGTCGCACCGGCTCGGACGCAGCTATAACAGGCACCATTGCTATTTCTGACGTAAATACCACAAACGATAGATTTAGTTTTGGGTCCGATGAAATGGACCTGATTACTGGCGACCAGATTGAAATTAGAAGCACCAACAATAGCGTTCTTGACTTTATTGCTGCTTCCGGCTGGCCTGATAACACTCAACATAAAGATGGCGTATTTTTTGTTTTTGTCGATGAAGTAGGCGGCATCAAGCTATATAACGACTTTGACGCTGCACTAGCTGGCGAGGTTGCAGGTCGTGTGTCCCTTGAAACCCCGTCCGCATCGCTGCCTGTTTCAATCACTGTCCGCAACGGCAATATCCGCATCCTGGGGCAAGTCAGCAACTACGAAATCAACACTGAAAGGTCTGCTGTTGATGTAACCGCGTTGAGCGAAGATTTTCGGCAGCAGTACAGCGGTCTGGTCAGTGGCAACGGACGAATTGAGTGTTTCTTTGACTACGAACGTCGCGGTTATTTAGACACAAACCAAAGCCAAGAATCGGCAGCCTATTTGGAAATGCCGATCTACCTGAACCAATTGATTCTTCGCACCAGGCTTGGCAGCGAGTTCTTTGCAAAGCTGACGCTGGTCGGTCGAGGACCAAAACCGTTCGGCACCACAGTGGACGATGACGACGAGATTTACTACGAGGTAAATGGGGTTATCACCAACATTGCGATGGCGTTCGATCCTTCCGAACCTGTCCGCGCCACGATCGACTATGTGACGACCGGAGCAATTCGCCTACGCAGCAAGATGGTCTCGAACAACCTGTTGCAGGAAGACGGCGGGCGTGTGCGTCTGGAAGCCAACCAAGATGGCTTTATCGAACTCGAACAAGAGGAGTGACCCTAGACTGTAGAGCAGTAGTGCCAGCCTAGGCAGGGGGCAGCCATAGCCGACCTCAAGATTACAGAGCTTCCCGCCCTACTAAAGGCGGACCTTGAGGCTACTGACGAACTGGCTGTTGCGGATATTTCTGCCAGCGAGACACGCAGGATCGACGCTGCCGATCTGGTTGAAAAGGCTGTCAGCTCGCTAATTCCTGATGCCGTCATCCCTGGCGCAAAGCTGGTTGGCGACAGCGTTACCGCTACGCAAATTGCAGCGGACGCAATTACAGCAAGTGAGTTAGCCGACAACTCGGTTGACACCACTGCACTTGTCGATGCGGCTGTTACCGGAGCAAAAATTGCTGCTGACACGATCACGGCAGCCAACATTGCAACCGATGCAGTTACCGCCGATGAGCTAGCCAATAATTCTGTTGATACCGCTGCAATCGTCGATGACGCTGTAACCACAGCCAAAATTGCAGATGATGCGATCACGGCTGCCCTAATTGCCACGGATGCCGTTGGCGCAGATCAGCTTGCAAATAATTCCGTTGACACTGCGGCAATTGTTGATGCAGCAGTTACTGGCGCAAAGATTGCAGCAGACACAATTACTGCCGCCAATATTGCTGCTGACGCTGTTGGGGCATCTGAACTAGCCGATGATTCTGTAGATACCAGCGCAATTGTTGATGGGGCAGTAACAACCGCAAAGATTGTTAATGACGCTGTTACTGCCGACAAAATTGCTACTGACGCGGTTGGTGCAGACCAACTAGCCAACAACTCAGTTGACACTGCTGCCGTTGTTGACCTAGCGATTACAAATGCAAAACTTGCTGGCAGTATCACCCAAGACAAATTGTCAGGTGGTATCACCTACAGCCAATTAAGCATCAGCGATGCCGAAATTCCTGGCGCAAAAATTGAAGGCAACAGCATCACAGCTAGTGAACTCGCTGCAAACAGTGTTGGCTCTAGTGAACTTGCCGACTCTTCTGTTGATACCAGCGCAATCATTGATGGCGCAGTAACCAACGCAAAACTTGCCACCGGAATCGACGGCGTCAAGATTACTGCCGCAACCGTTGACGGCGACGCTCTTGTTAATGGCACTGTCGATGCAGGCAAGCTGGATGCAGCAACTGTTGGCGACGGACTTGAAGTTGACGCAGGCGTACTGGGTCACACCAACTCAGTTGTCGGCGGCACTACAAGCGGCATCACGTTTGACGATCAAGGTCATATCACCGCAACCACAGCACTTATCGGTTCTGATCTGCCGCTGGCAAGTTCTAGCGACGTTGGTGGCGTCAGTGTTCCTGGTTCTTCTGAACTAGTCGTTAGTGGTACCGGCGAGCTTACCCACGCTGACTCAATTACTGCTGGCACGATCAGCGGCATCACCTACAACTCTGCCGGTCACATCACCGCAGTTACCAATCTTGTTGGTACTGATCTGCCTGATGCAACTGACACGGTAAAAGGTGCTGTATCGGTTCCCGGCGACTCGATCGGCGTCACCGCTGGCGTCCTAACCCACCTTGATAGTGGTGCGTCTACCGGCACTTACACCAAAGTCACAATTGACGCCCGAGGTCACGTCACTGTTGGTGACCTGCTGACCGAAGCTGACATACCCAATCTGGACGCCAGCAAAATCACCACTGGTACGTTCACCAGTGCGCTGCTGGCAGAAAACAGCGTTACGGCTGCCCAACTTGCTGATTACGGCATTGCCCAAGTCAGTGAAAGTCAGCCGATACCCGAATTTGCAGGTCAGTGGTGGATCAACCCAACCGACCGCTCGGCATACATCTGGGTCGGCACAGTCAGCCCTACCGTTAATGGTTACTGGCTGCTTGTCGGTTACGGCAGCCCGACGCAGCTCAACTTGCGTTTCGGTGGAACTTATGACGCCAGCGCCAATACTGTTACCAGCTTGAACCAATACGGCACGGAAGCCGGATTGACAATCGGGCAAGCCCTTGGTGCGCCAAACTCCGCAAACAATGGCGTTTACCTGGCAGTCACTACTGCTGGTACGGGCACAACACCTGCGCCGATCGCGTCTTTGGCGATTGGTGACTGGGTGCTAAGCCAAGGCACGGGTGCAAACTGGACCAAGGTCGCCGTTGTGTCTGGTGCAGGCGGCACCTTTAACGATTACGACATCCTGAGCGACGGTACATACTTCAACCCCGATATGACGGGTGTTGCCGATGTCCGCGACGCACTGGAACTGTTGTGGGGACGAGTGCAGATTGCTGATACAACTACACGCGGCATCGTGCTTGAAACCACGGAAGTTGTGGTTGATAACACCACGGGTGCAATGACAATCGGCGTGGTTGACGATGGCACCTACTAATGACGCACAGAGCAGAGCCGTTTATCTACAGCGCCGAGCGTGTTCCCGTCGGTGGTGAGGTTGGGGACGTACTGCTCAAGGTGGGCGCCCCGAATTACTACACGGCTTGGCGCGATTTTACCTACGTCTTTGAAACCTACGACGTGGTGTTAGACGACGGAGAGTATTGAGGTCGGTACACTACTGAAGTAATCCCGTCCGCCCGGAGTTAAGGGAATGGCTTCGACTCATAAATCTCTCCGTAGCAGCACTGCAAACAAGCGTCCGACGACGAGCATTGCTGACGGTCAGATTGCGTTGAACACCAACGCCGCATCACCGGGCTTGTTTTTCAAGGATTCAACTGGCGCGGACGTTATTAAGGTCGGTCCCGTCCACGTTGGAACCACCGCACCTAACGCAACCCCTGCATCGGGCGGCAGCACTGGAAATAGCACTGGCGAAGTTTGGCTGGACACCAGTCTGACCCCTGTTGGCGTCAAGATTTGGGATGGTTCTGCATGGCAGAACGCTACTCCGGCTGGCAGCACCACCGTCAAGGGTCTGCTGGAACTGGCAACCAACGCCGAAACCCAGACTGGTACTGCTACTGCACTGGCTGTTACCCCGGCTGGTTTGCAGTCGAAAATGTCCGACAGTGTTGCAACGACTAGCAGCACGACGATTGCTAGTAGCACTGCCGTTAAATCTGCTTACGACGTAGCAGCTGCCGCACTTCCTGCTACGGGCGGGACCATAAGCGGTCAGCTATTGATTAACTCAACTGGCTCGCTTGTTTTTGAAGGAGCGACTGAAAACGAGTTTGAAACGACTCTTGCGGTTACGGACCCGACTGCTGATCGCACGGTCACTATTCCCAATCAAACCGGCAATTTCCTGATTAGCGGCAACGCAAGCATTGTTAATGCTGACGTGAATGCCAGCGCTGCAATTGCTGGCACCAAAATTAGCCCGAACTTTGGCAGCCAGAACGTCACCACTACCGGCACAGCAACGGCTGCAGCGCTGATTCCAAGCGGCAGCAGCGTGCCCACAAATGGGCTTTATCTACCCTCCGCAAACAACGTAGCCATCTCGACCAATAGCGCGGGGAGGTTGTTTGTCGACAGCTCAGGCGACGTTGGGATTGGCACGAGTCCTTCTGTTGCTTTGCATGTAGCCACAACTGGAACGCCTCAGTTCCGTTTGGAAGACTTAGATACTGCAGACGCTTACGCAAACTTATCTGCTAGTAACGGCAACTTTGTTATTCAAGCTGATCCCCAAAATGTAAGCGGCGCGACGCGGATTGGGTTTGAAATTGATGGCTCAGAGGCAATGCGCATTGATAGCGACCAAATTATCTACACAACAAGCGCCATAGGCCAAACTTTTTACGCAAGCAATAACACTGACTTACGTACCCAAACTGGTGCAGCTGTTGACACTGGCGCTGTAGGCATCGAAAGCACAGCCGATAATACAGGCAACCGTTTTCACATTGTATTTAGCAACCCCAATGGAGTTGTTGGTTCAATCCGCACTAATGGAAGCGCAACCGCCTATCTCACTTCCTCTGACTATCGCCTAAAAGAAAACGTCACGCCAGTCACTGACGGCATTGATCGCCTAAAGCAACTCAAGCCAAGCCGTTTCAACTTCATCACTGACCCAAGCGTCACGGTTGACGGTTTCCTTGCCCATGAAGTTCAGGACGTTATTCCCGAAGCCATCAGCGGCGAAAAGGATGCTGTCCAAACTTGGGAGGAAGACGAGCTGCTGCCTGATGGGGTTTCAGTTGGCGACGCCAAGCTGGACGAAAACGGGGATCCTCGTCCTGCGTACCAGGGCATCGACCAGTCCAAGCTGGTGCCGCTTCTGACCGCTGCCTTGCAAGAAGCAGTTACCAAGATTGAGACCTTGGAAGCTCGCCTTAATGCGGCTGGCTTGTAACTAGATCAAGGCGGGCAACCGGCCATTCTCAACAGGTTGCAAACCACCTATTCTTCTGAAGCACACGGTTTAATCATGGCGACCACTTTTACTTGGGGCGTGGCGAATCTGGAGCGGGAAACCGCTGACGGTTTCGTTTTCGTCTGTCACTTTGACGAGCAACGCGCACCCACTAAGGCTGCCGGAGTGCCTTGGTAATGGCGGTTAAATCGAAGACTGCACTGGGGCGAGTTGAGCACAAAGCCGGTCGCCCCAAAACCACATCCCAAGGTTTCGGACAGCATTCGCGTCCCCGCCGACGCGGTAAGAAGCCCTTGCGTGGTCAGGGCAGATAGATGGACTCCCAAAGATTAGAAAACTGGAGGAAAGTAAAAGAAGGACTTGAAAAAGCGGGCAAAACCGATTGTGACTATTACCGCCGAGCCGTTGTAATTTTGCGCGGTCAGCC